ATTGCCATAAGCCAGACCCCGCGCAGTCCGCCGACACGCCGGGCGAGGCTCCTGAGAGGACAGGCAAATGAGCATTCGCTGCAAGTACGTTGCCTCCAAACGTGACGGAGTTCTCATCATCATAGATTGGAGCGTGGGAATGAGCGTCACGAATGACATCGAAAACGTGGTCAAAGATCTGAGTGAGAAAGGTCTCTTAAATGGAGAACCGCCCCTCATTTACTGTGACAGTGAGGGATGGTATGACGGAATCGAGTACTGCAAGGCTGGAGAGTATGACGACAGTCACCAGTTTATTGCATTCGTTCACATCAGGACCAAGATCCAGGACGTCGCCGTCCAGATGGCTATCGGGTTCCGCCGGCAAGGCCGGCTGTAAGTCCAGCCCATTTCGGGCTTAACGGGAGTGTACAATGCAGAAGTCACGTAGTAGAGACGCCATCAGGGCTCGCGAGGCCAGAGCGGCGACCAAGAAACTCGGCTATCAGACGCGGGCCGCGAGGAGCGCACTCAACGCAGTGAGCAGCGATGAGCTCCTCGTCTCTCAGACGCCGTTCAGCGACAACGCAGCTCAGGCTGCCCAGAGTTACAGGGAGGGTGAGCAGATCCTCAACGACGCCTTCGCTGCTGAAATCTTCAACGACTTCCAGGCGAGACTCGCTGAGAAGCTCGCCGAGGGGAGATCCGGGTGGTGGAACCCGATGCTCTGCTCTCTCGACAAACTCCGTTTCATGGCGGGCACCGCTCTGGAGCGGAGAGACTACGCAGATGCGGCGGTGCTGTGCGCCATGGTGGCCGTGAGGCTCAAGGCGTGAACGCCCGTCGTCCACTCCAGGTGGGCGAGTCCCTGGCCGTGGCTCAAGGGCCCGGCCAGGTCTACCCCGCCATCGCCATGACTGACGGAACCCCGTGGGTGGCTCTCGCCTCATACTCCAAGCACGCGAAATGCGTCTGCTCCGTTCGCGTAAGCCACCGGTACGCGAATCCCGTGGATCACGGAAACGTCGTCATCTACAGTTCTCGTGAGGCGGCTCTGGAAGATCAAGCGTTCCAGTTGTACGGCATCTTCGGCTGGAGGGTCTATGAGTTTGATAGTGGTGGGTGAGACTGCAAATGAGCCGTTCAGGGGCGCGCGCACGTTTGACGAGCTCTCGCGCCTAGGAGCCTTCGTCCGAGGCCCATCGAGAGCCCGCCTCCTCTCCTTTGGACTCGACCTCGATAAGATCCAAAGTATGAACCTGTGCTCGCCTGGTCGTTGGGACCCAGACGAGGCGTGCGACAACGCCCACGTTCTCGTGGGAATGTGCTTGAAGAAGGAAGGGGGCGCCACGATCTTAGCGTTCGGGTCTCGCTGCTCCATGGCCTTCGGGATGAAGTTCGAGCCCTTGAGGATCAAGCTCGTTGAGAATGTCAGGATCGTGAGCTGCCCTCACCCGTCTGGCCTCTCGCACTGGTGGAACGACTGGGAGAACCGGCGCCGGTTCAAGGAGATGGTCTATGGACTTGCATGACCACTTCAAGGCGTGGCTCAGCGGCGAGAATCTCTCACCCGCAGACGTCTCTCTCGCGCTTCCTAGCGTGAAGCACCAGTTGGAGAGAATCGTCGAGCAACACCGCAGGACGTTCTACGCCGGGGCTCAAGCGGCCCTCAACGTCATGGTGGAAGTGGGTTCGAAGAAGGGGCTTGACGCCGCTGACGTTAGTACGGCGATGATCAGGCTCCAGCGCCAGGCTACGGAGGGGCAGCAGTGATAGAGTGGGAAGAATTGCCTGGGGCCTCATACGCCTACATTAACAAACTCCGCGTAGCCAGGGTAGACATGCTCTTAGGCGAGATGACTTTCGAATTCCCGTCGAGAAGGGAGAGAGTACTTGCGCGAGATCTCGGTGAGGCAGAGAGAGTCATCCTCCGCGAGCTCGCCTGGTTCATCTGGCGGCTCGGGGTGGTAGGGGCGAGGCCCGGAGAGGGTGAGCCTGTAGTCGTCGTGAACGGGGAGTGGGAGGCCCTGAGCGGCGCGTGGCGTTCCCACGACAATAGCGTCGAGTGCGCTGATCGTGTGGTGGTTGAACGTAATCAGAGGCTCACGCTCGTGAGCCCAAAAGAGTGGACAGGAATCGATGAGAGACTTCTCTTCAGCCGTTGAAGATCTGAAAGCTGGCGTCGTGAGACAGCTCATAATGCTTGAGGCGCGTGACAGCATCTACGTCCGCCGACTCAGAGTCATGATAGAGAAGAGCAAGGTCTACATCTCTATCTCGAAGGTCAGGAACCAGTGGGTGGTGGGCGACAGACTCGCCGAGTTCGGGGAGAGTGAGGCCTTGAACCGCCTGAAGAGGTGGGTGATGGTCTCAATGGCCGGTTTCTGGTGCAAGTGGAGAGTCCACAAGTTCTTCTTCGAGATAGACGTGAAGTACGGCGGGGTGCGTTTCAGGGTCATGGATTGGGGCGCCGCGGACTGCCCAGATATCGAGCAGTTCAGGAAGGAGGCCCAGAGGAGAGGGATTCTGGGCTACAACGTGGAAGAGACGGGCAACTTTTATGATGACCCGAGTCTCTGGGAGGACGCCGAGGAGTCCCTGGAGAAGTTCAAAACTATCAGCGAGATGCACGCGGAGGCCCTTCGCGAAGCCCGGCCTATGTATGGGGAGCCCGACGGGCGGCTCCCGAACGGTGATCCAAAGAGCGACTCGTAAGGGGCCGTGATTAACACTTTTTTTACCTAAAAGCCCGATTCTGTCCCAGTTTCTCAGGCACCTGTTGGGCACGGTTACCCTAAGTTATTGATTGTTGCACCCAAAAGCCCCTGGGTACCCCCCCCCCCCCCTCCCCTCCTTGAGTCAGGGGCTCCCTGATCAGGCCCTGCCAGACTCAGTGGCCGGAGGGGGGGAGCGCGTTAATTGCGCATGCACCGGCCTGGGAGGCGGTCACTGAAACTGACGCCGTAGAAACGCCGTGGCGCAGTCATAGCAGCAGCGCAGAGACCCCACAGCCCAACTCAACTATTTTGGGCCTACCGATTTACAGTCTTAAATCGCGAGTTTATAATCACCCTCATGGGAGATATGACGATCACAATCACCGAGGAAATCGCGTCCAAGATGAGCGCCTCTCAAGCCCAGGCTCTCATCAAAGGCATGTGCATCGTTCATGCCGCCACGGCTGTCAAGACTCTCGTGGATATCGCTTCGAACGTCCGCCTCCACCCAGCGGCTAGGGTTCAGGCTGCCACAGTTCTGCTTGATCGGGGATTCGGGAAGCCTGAACAAAACACCACCGTCATCGTGCCTGGCTCTGGTAAAACTGGGGTCATGCTGGTGCCGGCGACGACGGACAGAGAAACATGGCTGCAACAGGTTTCGGGGCATCACAAGAAGATGTTGCAGTAAGTTGGGCGCCGCTGCCTGGCTCGCAAGAACTATTCTTGAGCTGTCCCATACGGGAGGCGCTTTATGAGGGGACTCGTGGACCGGGTAAGACTGAGGCTCTTCTCATGTCTTACGCTCAGCACGTTGGTCGTGGTTTTGGCGACTATTGGCGCGGCATCATCTTTCGCCAGACCTACAAGCAGCTGTCTGATCTCATCGTCAAAGCTCAGCGTCTCTTCTATCCCGTCTTTCCCGGAGCCAAGTACAACAAGTCTGATCACTCGTGGGTCTTCCCTGATGGAGAGGTCCTGCTCTTCAGGCAGATCAGAACTCCCGACGACTACTGGGACTATCACGGCCATGAATATCCCTTCATGGCGTTCGAGGAGCTCACGTCTTGGCCGGATCTCCAGTGCTACGACGCCATGCAGTCATGTCTCCGCTGTTCCAAAGTCGGAGTGCCTCGACTCTTACGTAGCACGACCAACCCTTTCGGTATCGGGCACCGAGCTGTCAAAGAACGCTTCATCACCCCAGCTCCTCGCGGCCAGATCATCGTGGACGAGTTCGGTAACGAGCGAGTCGCCATCCACGGCAACATCTACGAGAATCTCTACCTTCTCAAGGCCGACCCTCTCTACGTCAAGCGTCTTGAGGCCATCAGAGACATCAACGTTAGGCGAGCCTGGCTCTATGGCTCGTGGGACATCAACGCAGGCGGTGCCATCGACGACCTTTGGGACGAGAGAGTCCATATGCTGCCTGTCTTCGAGATTCCAAGCCATTGGCCCATATATCGGAGTTTCGACTGGGGCAGCGCTCGACCGTTCTCTCTCGGATATCACGCCCGTAGTGATGGGTGCGAGGTCAGACTTCCCGATGGCCAGTCCCGCTACTTCAGGCCAGGCACTCTCATTCGCGTCGCTGAGTTCTACGGCACTTCCCATTCTGGAAGTAACGAAGGACTCAGGTGGACGAACAGACGAATCGCGAAGGAAGGACTGCGATACGAGAGGGAATGCCCGCAGTTGCGCGACCGCGCAATTAAACCGGGGGCCGCTGACGCAGCCATCTTCTCCAAATCGACTGGCTATGAGAAGTCAGTCAATGAGGAGATGGAGGAAGAAGGAATGGCGTTCGAAGCCGCGCCGAAAGGGCCTGGAAGTAGGCGCAAGAGACTCGAGTTTTTGCGTAGCCGGCTCGAGGCTTCGCTCTCACATCCGATGGAGGCGGCTGGGCTCTTCGCGTTTGAAACGTGTAGAGAATTCAGGCGCCAGTTGCCTTCACTGCCTCGAGACCCCAACGATTACGAGGTGGTTGACACAGACGCTGAAGACCACCTCTACGACGAACTCACCTACCAGCTCACGGTCGAAGAGCTCACGACTCACGGCCTGAGCTTCGCGCTCAACTGAGGAATTCAAATGGCGGATGACAAACTGCCTTACGACTGGGGTAAGCCCACGAAGCTGTGGAGCGCGTTGATGGAGGCGTGGACTCTGCCTGTCGATCTCATGGGTGGCACTACCGCCATGCGCAAGAACGCCGATCTGTGGCTCCCGAAGTTTCCGAAAGAGCAGGCCGATGATTGGGGCGTCAGGGTTCGTTGCTCATATCTCTACAACTCTTTCAAACGCACTGTGCGCGTCCTCAGCAGCAAACCGTTCAAGGATCCAGTCAAGATTCTCGAACAACCAGCCCAACTCGAGGATCTTGAGTACGACATCGACCGGAAGAAGAAAACTCTCACTCAATTCTGCCGTGAGAGACTCAGTGACAGGCTCCAGTTCGGCGTCACTCACTGGATCGTGGACATGCCGAGTTTCAGGACAGCAGGTGAGGAGGGGGACCGGCGTCTCACGCTTAAACAACAGCGCGACCTCAACATCCATCCTTACTTCTGCGCTGTCAAACCGACGGAACTCATCTACTGGTCATACATCGAGGGTTATGATGGTGAGGAGATCCTCGAGGAGATTCGCATCAAGACGTGCTACACTGACAAGAACGACGACGAGTGGGAAGTCGTGACAGTGTGGACGCGTGACGCGATCGATCGTTACAAGCGTAAGAAAAACGCGAAACGCGAGGATTCGTGGATAGAGGTTTTCCGGGCTCCGAACGAGCTCGGCTACATCCCACTCGTGTCGTGCGGCCCACTCGAGGCCTCGTCCCCACTTGACGACCTCGCGCAGCTCAACCTGCGCCATTACCGCAGCCAGAGCGACCAGGATACGTGTCTCCACTTTGCCAGAGTCCCGTTCCTCCATTTCGCGGGCTTCGATCCAGATGAAGTGTACAAGACCGTGAAGGTCTCAAACGCCTACGTCTCCAAGAAGACGGAGGCCTCGATCTCGTGGGTTGAAACCGAGGGAGACTCACTCGAAGCTGGCTCAAAAGACCTTGAGCAGATCGAGGCTCGGATGGACGTGATGGGCGCTGACCTCATGGTGCAGAAGCCCGGCAACCCCACGGCCACAGCGAAGAGCATCGACACTGCAGAAAAGGTCAGCGACCTGCAGGCCATCGTCATGGAGCTCGAGGGGTGCGTCGAACGCGCATACGAAATAGCAGGCGACTGGATCAACGTCGATGCGTCAGACATGGACGTCCAGCTCGACGTCAACTTTGGGCTCACGCTCAATGACGCTTCCGAGATCGACTTCCTACTCAAGGCGCGTATCGCGGGCGAGATCAGTCGTGAGCTCTTCTACGAGGAGATCCAGCGTCGTGGCCTCTTCGAGGAGTTCGACATCAAGAAAGAGATGGCGCGTGTGGCGCTCGAGGCGAAGCAGGACCAGACCAACGAATCAAAGCTGGCGCCGACCCCGGCTTCAACATAAGGATGGTCGAGCAGCAATAGGAGATTAACACCTGAAGGAGAATCACCATGAGTTGGAGTGTTCAATTAACAGGCAAAGGTGCGAAGGTCGCAGAAGCTCTGCGCAAGAACATCGCGGCAGGTTCTCAGTGCGCAGAGCCGGAAGAGAGCGTGCGTCGCGAGACGCTCGAAGCGGCCGCCAAGTGCGCTGAATCATTGCCGAACACTGTCGTCGTCGTTAACGCGAATGGGTCGATGTGGCGTGATCCTGGAAAGGTCATCAATCACAGCGTTTCGATGAACGTCTCTGTAGTCGGAAACTTCATCGAATGAGTGAAGCGGCGCGGCCCCTGTGTCTCAAACCGCAGTGGCCGCCCGTCAAGCCATTCAACTGCGCGTGGTTCTGCGTCGCTGACCACAACCACCAAGCTTCATGCATAGCCGTCGGTCGCTGGGAGTGGATGTCTTTCGCTGAAGTTACAAAACTTCTCGATGAGCGAGATAACGGGTGCCGAATCTCTCAGACAAATTCGCAGACGAGATCATAGGCCGCCAGATCCAGGCTCTCAGACTCTCGGAAGGTGTCTCACAGCGACTCATCAAGGAGCTGGCGAGAGCTGAGTCAGCCATCTTGGTCAAGCTCCAGGACAGCGATCTGACGCGCTTCACTCGCCAGCGCACGATCACCCTGCTGAATCAAATACGTCGCATCATAGCTTCATTCTCGAGTGAGAGTTACTCGTCGATGCGAAATGACGTGAGTCAGATCGCTCAGAAGATCGCTCAACTCACGGCCAGCGACTTCAACGACGTGATAGGCGTAGACGTCTTCAACCCTGAACTGAGTGCCAGGTCCTTGAAACGTCTCTTAGACGACCAGGCCATCATCGGTGGCCAGACTTTGCGAGACTTCTGGGCCAGGCAGCCAGATCTAATCACTGACGCGTATTCTCAGGTGATTCGTACTGGCCTAATAGCGAATTGGTCTAAGGGTCAGATGCTCGACGAAGTGGCGAATAGCGCAGGGCTGCAGGCCAAGAGGAGTGCTATTCGCACAGCTGTGCGCACCAGCGTGATGACTGTAGCGAACCTGGCGCGACAAGACATGTACTCTGACAACTTGGATCTCGTCAAGGGCATCCAGTGGCTCAGCACTCTAGACCTGAGAACGACCACGATTTGTCGAGGCTTAGATGGCAAGTCATGGTCTCTCCCTGACTACGAGCCGACCAATGGCAACGACAAGCGATATCCAGGTCCAGTGGCACATCCCAACTGTCGAT